GGAAACACTTCAAAAATCTCAACACCATCTTGATCATTATTCCTTTCGCCTAAATGCCATATCCTCAATCCACCAGTATACTGTTCATAGTATCTTGGTTCCCACGTTGCTTTATTAACTGTTAAGGATTGCCATCGTCCAAAAAATGTCTTTTCTATTTGAGACCTACCTGTTATAAACGTAGCAGATATAGGCCCATAAGTCATTCCTTGTGCTTGTTCTCGTTCAGGTCCATAACGCAATGTATCTGGAACACTTCTAATATTCTGTCCCGGAAAAGATATAGATTCTATTCTGTCTGTAAATCCACGAGGAACTTGAAAACCTTGTGGAGGTAAAATTTGTACTCGATATCTACTCTTACGAGTTATGCCTTGACTGTTTAAATTTCCCAGGAAGGTATTAATATCTCCACCAGATCCAGACTGGAGTCCTCCAAATCTAAACCAAAAATCTAAATTCCATGCCATCTCTCTTCCTCTTATGTAGCATTAACTGCTCGTCTAGATTCATCCCAGACTCTGCGTGGTTGCACTCTCTCCATTCTATCATTCCAAAGATCGCCCTGATAAAATTTCTCTACTGGTAAGAGAGCTCCCACAACCATATCTTCTAGTTCTATTTTTAGAAAATTAGAATAAACATACTCTGCCAAATACCGATGCACAGTAGGTTTAATTCCCCTCATTCCCTTAATCTCGCTCCATTGAAAAGATAATAATTCATTTATATCTTCTGTATTCAACGAATAAAGAGTGCCGCTATCTTCAAATGCTTCCAATCGTTCTAACAGATTGATCCGCATAGGAACAGAAAGGTAATGAAAGTTGAGTCCGGTAAAGCCATTCCTGTGTTTCTTGAATGGTATCACTATCGGAAACAAATCATAATACTTTAACTTACCCGCATTAATAGGTCTATACCAAAAAAGATTCATCATACCATAGGTAGGACGAGGCTTAACATTCTGCCCTCCTTTCCCTTCTGTTATCATCTGAGTAGCAGTAATCTTAGGAGCAAGTTCTTTAATCTTACTCCTATACCATCGCACAGAAAGTTCTCTTCCTGCTGCCTCTTCTCTTAATTTTCTAAAAATAGTATCTTTTGCCATGTACTACTATTTATATCATAAGCCCAAGTCCTTCTCGGTCCAAATCAAAAAGTCCATATCCTTCTTCGCACAGTATTTCTTGGCTGCTTCCCACTTGGCATTATTCCTACCCCACTCCCTCACTTCATAGAGGTAGCCCTTAGTCCTACGTTTAGGATTAGACTTCGGTGCCTTCAACTGTTTGGATGGTTTGAGTTCAATGATGAACTCCTTAGTTAATTGACCCTGTTGTACCTTCACCCAGAAGTCTGGATAATACCTGTGAACTTTTCCGTCTAACGGAGACTCGTAAGGAATGATGAACTCCTCACTAGACCATTCAAGTACGTTATCATTACGATCAAAAGATGACATGACCTTCCGCTCCCACATGGAACGATACACTATGTTCCGTGAGTTTCCTTTATACTTCTGTGGACGTTCAGGCGCAAACCGCCCCTTATACGTCATCTTGTTCTTAAAGTTACGCTTAGGCATATAAATACTTATACAGCTTAAAGAGAAATATTTATATGGCCATATACGACGATCAAATACTTAGAGATGCTAGAAAAAATCGGGGACGGGTCTCCTCTACTGGTGGTGGTGGAACTCAGATGCACCAACACTGGGATGAAGGTGCTGAAGAAAGTTCAGCAACGCCTTGGATTGACCCGAACAAAAGTAAAGGACCATCCACTCCTATTGGACAAGCTCTTATCTTTCCTACAGATTTAGGAACTTCAGCAGAACAACAAAACTTTATGATGTTCTATCCGAAAAAAATTTCTGGTGGAAAAGGGAATGCTCGAGAAATAACTTTTACTGATCTTCAAGGTTATCCTGCCGTGGCCCTTCCTATACCCTCAGGTCTCAATACTTCTTATACTCAAAGTTGGTCACAAGCACAAGTAGCAGGTCGTAACTCTATGTTAGCAGACAAAGGTGGAGATGTTATAAGACGAATGTCCCAAGCTTTACAACCTAGTGATCCTTTAGAAAAAGACAAGGTGGCGCAAACCCGAATAACAGATATATTATCTCGTTTAACCGAAGGACTGGGAGAAGGTGCAGGTGGAGCAATGGATAGGGCATTAGGTAACATCAGTTCAGCCGATTGGTGGAATAGAGCTGCCGGCGGAGTTGCTACTGAAATGGCAGCCATGGTGGCTGCAGGACCTGCAGAAGGACTTGCTACAGCTTCACAATATAATGTAGGAATGCGAGCAGTCCAACAAACTATGATGAGTTACGGTGGTCCTGGATTTAGAAGCTTTACCTACACATTTTCTCTTAAACCTATGAGAGTAGTAGAAAGTCAAATAGTATTTGGCATTACTAAATTGTTTAAAGAACTCTCTGCTCCTAATCAACAAGCCACAAGATATACTAGAGTATATGATCTTCCTGCTGTTTTTAAAATCATGTTCTACAATGGTGGTCAAGAAAATCCTTATATAGCTAAAGTAGGACACTGTGCTCTCACTAGTATAGGTATTACTTATGGAGGTGGTAAATTTTCTACATTTCATGAAACTCACGCACCAGTACAAACAGACATTACTTTAAACTTTCAAGAAATGGAACTTCTCAATCGTCAAATGTTAGAATATGAAAATATAGGTGGATCTGATTGGCCTAGTCATCGTTCTGCACATCGTGCTCTTACTGGCGGAGATTTTACATCTGGTGAAGGGTGGGAATAACAATGTACTTCAACGACTTTCCTCAAATTAAATACGACTGTACAGGTAACGGAACCTTTACTACCATCCAAGATATAATGACTCGCATCAAAGTGAGAGATTATATTAAAAACAACGGTTCTCTCTTTGCTAAGTATTCTGTACCCGATGGAGAAACTCCTGAGATGGTAGCATTTTTTCTTTATAATGATGTTGCTTACCACTGGATTCTCCTACTCTTTAATCAAATCATAAACACATACTATGATTGGCCGTTAGGCACACGAAACTTTCAGCGTTACGTTACTAGCAAATATGCTAATCCTTATTCCATACACCATTATGAAGTTTCTCAAAGTTCTGGCGGAAACTGGATAAAGATTCAAGTTGAATCTGATGTTGTTGGCGCAGTAGGAATAACTAATCTTGAATACGAAGCCGCTAAACAAGATAAAATACGAGAAATCAGAATCCTCAAACCTGAATTTCTAGGACAATTCAAGGCTGAATTTGCTCAACTATTAGAAGAAGCCAAAGGTTAATACATCATGGCTCAAGAAGCTACAATCGTAGCAGATTTACAAAAAATTAATGACATCTCTAATAAACCTGGTGTTCAAGGACAACCAGGTGTAGCTTATTTTGGATCCAGTATTCTTCTCCAACACGGAGAGGGATATCAATATCCTATAGATAATTTTATTCGTCAAATTCAAATCCAAGAAAATATATATCAAGAAGGAATTATGGGATTTTTGGAGATGTTAGATACATATAATCTCATTCGTAACGGTATCATTTTAGGTCAAGAACTTTTGTATTTAAAATTCTGTTCTGCAGGTGCAGAAGTAGCAGGTTTAGAAAAAAAATGGGAAATTAACTTCTATAAAAATCCTTTACAAGTCTATAAAGTAGAGGACATGAAAGAACGAGAAACTTCAGAAGGAACTACAGCAGTAAGTGCTATAACTTATAGACTACATTTTTGTTCACCTGAACTCTTAATCAGTGATAGAACTCGCATCTCTAAAACTATGCAAGGTACATATTCTGATATGATTACTGATGTATTAACTAATCACTTAAAGACCAAAAAGAAATTAGACATAGAAGAAACAACTGACCTTAAAACAATGATAGTTCCCAACCTACATCCTATGGATATTATTAAAAAAATAACACCAGTAGCTCAAAAAGAAGTAGCCATGGTAGCAAATAATCCTCATGCTGATGTTCCTGTTTCTCCAACAATTTTCAAAGGTCGTCTAACAGATTTTCAATTCTGGGAAACCACAAGAGGATATAAATTTCTTCCTTCTATTAAACCGCAAGAAGATGCAGAATTAACTCTCACTATTGGAACAACTCTTACCACTTCAGCATATAAAATAGCAATGATAACTGCTCTTTCCCATGAATACCTATTTCACGGAGATACCTTTGGTGCTATCAAACGTGGAGCATGGGGTTCTAAACAAATACAACACAACGCTTATACTAAGTCCGTTAAATCTTATCAATCTAATTATCATCGTTCTTTAGCTAATAAAAGATTCTCCCATGTCTCCAAAACTCCTGTCTATAAAACCGCAGACTTTGAAAAAAACAGAGATAAGAAAAATAGAATGATATCCGATTGGCCCGAAGGCAGACTACACCTACATAGTTTTAGCGGAACTCAAAAAAATACTTCCATTAATAAAACTACTAATGAAGCAGATACTCCCTGGAGTACAATGCCAGCTGAAACTTCTATGCAACGGTCGATGCAAACTATTCATAGTTTAGAATATGACCAACTAGCAGTTACACTTAATGGTATTTCTATATTAGAAACTGGAATGGTAGTTAAATTAGACTTACCTGATGTAGGAGAAGGTAGTGGATTTTTTGAAGGCACTCAGGCAAAGTGGGAAAACAGACTAGATAATTTATGGATTATTACTAGCCTTAAACATAATATAGTCCTTCCTCAAAATACTTATACTTCTGAATTAATACTTACTAACACGATGACATATGCTATGAAAGAGCTCCCGTTTTACGAAGCACCAGGAACTGTTCCTGCAGCTCGATCTTATGTATCCGGAACTGGAGCCCAATAAAAAAGGGAGCCCCGAAGGACTCCCTGTGTCGCAGTTGCCTTACGACTAATTAATCTTCATCTGCCAACTTGGCAAAATAAGACAATGTATCATCTTCGTCAGTAGAACTATCTTCTGTGACTGAAGCTTCAACCTTCTTCGGTTTTGAAAAAGTTTCAACTGTACCCACAACACTGCTTCCCGTAAGCACTCGATTCAATTTCGTCTTGAGGTCATCATAAGACTTGAAATTGTCTGCTTCAAGAAACTGTGCCAGCCCATACAACTTACCGTATACCTCTTCCAACTGAGCATCATTTCCATCAAGTAAAGCAGAAGGTGCTTCAAACTCTGACTTATCATAGTTCCAAAAGCCATCAACCTTCCGAATCTTCAACTTGAAGTTAGCACCTGACCAAAAATCAAAAGGATTCATGGGTGTTTCATCATCAAATGCTGGAGTCATTACTTCACTCAGTTTATCAAAAATCTTCTTGCCAAAACGGAACAAGAACACCTTACCTTCCTTCTCCGGATGCTTAGGATCACTCTCAACATAAATGTTGGCGTAATACTTCAAGATGCGCTTCTGTTTACGAGCAATCTCTTTGTTCGCTTCGATTCCACTGTTCCAAAGTTCAGTGTTGTACTCTGACACTGGATCCTTCTTCTGAAGCGTGGTCAAAGAGTTCTCGATATACCAACCACCTGGTCCGTTAAACGCATGTGACCAGATTTTACACCAAGGCAAATCTTCACCAGTTGGTTGAGGAAGGAAACGAATAATTGCATATCCGCTCCCACTCTTATCAAGCTCTGGCTTCCAGAACCTGTCATCTGCAAAAGATGTTACCGGGTTATTTACCTTTTCCAACTCTGTCTGTAACTTTTCAAAGTTACCTGACTTCTTTTTTAAGTCTGCAAAACTCATATTTGTATTCTCCGTATTATCGTATTAATCGTATTAATTGTATATCACCAACAACTCATAATATACTATTAAGTATAACATACCTTAATAGCTTTTGTCAAGGGTTTATTCGCTAGGAGTAGACCCGAATGACAAATTTATCGACACGCCAGCTGACAAATCACCTCGACTAAAACCACTGTCAAGAGGCATCGTTACGTTTGGTCGAACAGAAAAACTATCTGTCACTGCCCAAGTATAACCAGCTGCCACATCTAAACCTTCATATGAAAAATCATCAATATCCCACTTCGATGTCACACTACCATCTAAACCGAATAGATTATATCCAGTTCCGACTGTGGCATCAAAATCTGTATCATTGATATTCCATGCAAATGTCGTATCAAGGTTCGCACCCCAATACTCAATTGATGTATCTACACCAAGAACATGGTCATTACCAGTCGTGTAGTCATAAGACACACCACCAGACA